CGCAAACGCTTTGGGAGCTATCGCTGCATATTGTTTCTTTGAAAAGAAACCAGCCATTGAATTGGAATTTATCAATGACGGACAACTTTCATTATTCTGAAATTATATCGAACTCACGTTAATATACATAATCTCCTGGTTCTGCTTGCCTGTCAAACAACCCGACTTTCATTTCTACTTCAAGTTCTGTGCCGTCAATAGATGTGTACACTCCCTTCAAGTTCGTATAAAAAGCCGTAGGAGATACTTGATTTACGTTCACCGTAGTTCCGCTAATCGTAGTGAAAGGATTTTCATCCATCTGCAAGGCGATATTCGTAAAGTCGTTAGCATACGCATTCGTGGGCTTAACGTCATATTCATAACTGCCTACCTCACGCAAGTAACGCTTACCGTTAATCTTCACTTCTGTTGCTTTACGGATAAAGTAAGTGATGTAAAGATTTCCATCAGGATTGTCGATGTTGCCAAACTTCTTCACCAGCGCATTCTTTACGTCAAATGTCACAGCATTCTTGCTTGTGTCGGGTTCATATATGGCAATTTTGCCACGAATATCCGAAACAGCGATATTTGCAAGATAAAGCAATAATTCTACAGATACATCCACCCAGTTGATGTTATACACTTTCACATTGTTAAGTGGTGCACCATCCACATAGCACTTCGTGAAGATAGAATAAGAGTTTACTTTTGTGGATGTGGTGGATAATTCCACTCTCTGCAACTTGCTCACGCCTTGCAACTCCAGCACTTCAAGATTTGGCTGGTTCTTCAATATCAGAGAAGAAAGGTTGGTTGGAAGATAGATGTGCGTTGTCAGTTCAGACTCTGGCAATAAGATGTTCGAGATACTTGTGTCACGCAAGTCAACCACACCCAAACGCCATTGCTTTGTCAAGTCAACCGTAGATACAATCGTCTGCACCTTGTTAATCTTCAAGCTGCGAATGTTCGGTGCAACTACCGTCACGGCAGTCGGACGGAACTCGTTGCCATCTGCGCTAAACTCCGTCAAGCGTTCACCAGAGAGCGTAAACTCTTCGCCCAAAGCCTTATCGCCAAACTCACCGATAGAACGATAGTAGTTGATGCCGAGAATACGGATATTCGTATTGCCGTCCGCACTCACACCCGACAACGTAAATGTTTCTCCAGCCTTCACACGCTGCGGTCTTGTGTAGCCTTCTCCGTACACAACAGAGTCACCCACACCAATAGAAGGATAAAGCCAGATGTGCGGAGTCAAGTCGAAAGAGTAAGTCGGTGCGTTACCTGCGGTCTTCAAAACACTTCGGAATGCCAATGCGCCCGTCACACCGTCACCACTTGCAAACTCTCCATAGGAAGCGTAAGAAGAAATATACACACAACGGAGCTTCACCCACTGCATCTCGCTTTGTAACTGGTCGCCCAAAGATTGAGGAAGCGGAGGTGTATTCGTTTCGTATCGTCCATCCAAGCGTGCCACCTCTGCATCTTCGTAGAGCAAGCGTGCAATCTCGTTGTAAGCCACAGCAGGGAAGTATCTCTGTATAGAGAAGTAATACTTCTCGAAAGCACCCATCAATGTGCCGCCACCCAAGTTAGCAGCCGCTGTCAATACGGCACGCATCGTTGTGCGCAACTCGTTAGGGAACGCATTTTCCATATTGCAGTACAAGCCGTTTCGTGACGCATTCCAATAGTTCTTGCCTTCCTCATTTACGTCATGCTCTTCAACGTAATAAGGCTTCACCTTGCGGCCCACGTTGTCAGATGTGAAAATCGTATCCAAGTCGTCTTGGAAGAAGAAAATTTTATCTCCAGCCTTCGATTTTACAAGGTAGGTGTTCTTCGCCCAGTTGTCCGATGCAGCAATCAACTTCAAGAAAGACATCGTAAACTTCAAGTCTTCCACGTTGAAATAATTGCCGATACCCTTGCCGAACAAGTCCGCTCTCGCATTCACAAAAAGTCTGTTGGTAGCATCCCAATCGTTGCCGCTTGCAATCAATCCACATTGCGAGTTGATATTCAGTTTAGCATACGCACCTTCGCCCAACTTCTGAATACCAGCGTCCACCCAAGACTTCGTGAGGATGTCATATCGGTAAAGGTCGTATCTGTTAGCAGATGAACTTTCCTGCGTCACCCAATAGAATGCGCTTGTGTCCTTGTCCTTGCTCGCTTTCAGTTCTTCTGCCGTTCCGACAAAAGGATGTACATCAGGGTTCAGTTCGTAAACGAAATTAAACGCTTCAATGAACTCGCCAATGAGATTGTTCTTGCCCATCGACACCTCCCATTGCTTCGCTCCATTGTACATATAAGCCTCTTCGCCCTCATCGTAAGTCACATCCTCATTCCAAGGCACTCTGTGCGTAACAAGTGGTGCGCCATTGTCTGCGCCCTCCAGCATAATGAAGTCTGGAAACACCTTCTTATCGTAACCAAACGTTGGCTTATCTCCTTTACCAGGACCCCAAGTAAACAGACCTACGAACACAGGTTCGCTGTTAGCGTCTGTTTGCTGGAACATATAGAAAGGCTTTTGGATGACCGCCGTGCGGCAATTCTCAAAACCTTCCGTCTGCGTGATAGGATTGCCACCAACAACCGCTCTCTGCAAGTCGTTATAGAGCGAAGTAGAGCCTAACTTATGAGACTGCATAGGAGAAGCCCAGTTCAGCTTTCCGTCAAGACGAACAGCAAGAGGAACACCATCCACCAGCGCATAACCCTCTGTCACATCACCTGTCTTAGAAGTGAAGAAAGAGTTGTCGCCAAATTGGAAACGCTGATTCCACTTCCAATACGACATAGAAGAAGTACCTTGACCTTTCACGGTCATATCATTGATGATACCAGAATGCTTGTCGTCACCGAAGATGTCCACCACAAGGTCACCCGAGAAAGTTGTATCTTTCGTGTCGCCGTACTTCGCCAATCGAGTAGTAGGGTTGGCTGCATTGAACTTCCACAGGAGGCAATTATACTTCGCCTTCGTCTTGTCGTAGTTGATAGTTCCATCATCACCAAGAATATCATTTGCTTCACGCATTGCCACCTTCTCAGCTGCCGTAGGAAGAGAAGCCTCCTTGTCCTTACGCACGTCAGTTGCCGACAAGGCTGACTTATAGATGCGGATGCCGTAGATGTCAATTTCTGCTTCTGCTGCACCAATACGAATGCCTTGTGAAGTCTTGACACCATTCACATACTGCAAGAACTCGTCCGTAGGTGCGTAGGATATTTCACGGTTGATTTTACCATTCACGAACATACGGATATAGTTCACGCCTCTTGCACCCAAATTGTTAACGATATTGATAGCAACGTGCGTGCGCACTCCTTCGCCAAAACTGATGTCCTGGTCTTTATAGACACGTTTATCCTGTGTCATAAACACACCCTCCATCGGTCGCATCTCAAAGCCACGAGGGAAACCATCCGCATCGTAGGAGCACATACGGAGGATAGGCGTTACCATGTCCGTCACGTTGCGAGTAGCGAAGTCCAATTCAACCGTCACGGACGCATTTGCTTCTGTGATGAATTGAGAGAGGTATTCATAATCTATCGTCAATTCACTTCCAGCGAGGACACGCAAACATCTTACTCCATCGCTATCCGTCACCCATCCGTCACGAACAAATCCGAAGTTTTTGAAAGTCGCTGGCACTACGCTGTTGTCAGCACTGTTGATGATAACATCCTTGTCGGAGCTTTCATTCGTTCTGATGCGAGGGTTAAGAATAAAGTCTGCTCCAGCCGTAGGTGCGAAAGAATTGGAGTTGTCCACCACAAAGCCGAGTCGGTCGGTCAGTGTAACCCCTTCACTTGTGATGTCCATATAGGCATCCAGCTGCTTGCCCTCTTCCTCAATCTCAATCATGTTTTCAAACGTGTACTTCTTCCCTTCTTCTGCATTCACAGAGAGTTCCATGTAAGTATTCGTCCGCTCGTAGTTAGTCAGCGAGAAAGTAACAGGAAGCACGCTATCTGTTGCGCTATAAACAGCATAAGAGAAGAGCTTGACATTTGTCCAGTTCTCAAACTCGGTTGCAAGTTCATTCAGTATGATGTAATTGCCAGCCGTAGTTACATCCGTAATCACAAGCACTTGTGAATACAAGCGTTCACTTACGATGTCACTATCCACAACCGAAAGCCACGCTTCAATCTTGTGGATGCCTTGTGTCAGCACCTTGCTATTTGTATTCTCGTCAGAAAGACGGATAACGAAAGGTGTTTCAATGTAAGTGCTCTTTCCGATTGTTTCTGTCACTTCACGCTCGATGTTGCCCTTTGTGTCCTTGACAACAACGTGCAAGAGTTTGTTCACAGCACCGCTTATGCGATAAGCCAATTCCATCACAGAACCCGTAATCGGCTGTTCCCAAGCATTCGCAAAGGTAAGCCCTAAAGCCGTCTTTACAACCGTATAAGAAACATAGTTGGTAGCCGCTTCGGATGTGTCACCCTTGACAATCACACGCACTTGCTGTTCGCCATTCACAAGAAAGTCCGAAATGTCAATATCCTTGAATGTTTCAACGTTAGCAGGGGTTGAGTCAATCGCCACAGAGCCTTTTGTCTGCCATTGTGAAGTAGTATTCAAGCGTGTCTGAATAGTCAGCACACCCGTTTCGCCAGTGTCGGTTGTTGATTGGTCAATCGGATTGTACATCTGTGATACAAAGCGCATTCCAATCTTCACGGTGTTATCCGTTGACACGATGTAACTTGGCGAGTTGGTGTAGAGAGCCAACACATAAGAAGCAGCTGTACTTGCCATATCGGGTATGGAAATATTGGTTAGTACCAAATGTGAGAACGTATCTTTATCTCCCATCCATTCAAGATATGCAGCTTCGTCTGCGAAACCTCTAATGTGGTACAAGCCATCTTCTTCCTTCGCTGTGGAGCGTATCAGGACACCGACTTTGGCAGTGATGTCGGGCAATTCAAGTTCCAATTTGACAAGACCGTTTTCGTCACGGCTAAATTCTTTCCCGTTCAGCGAGATAGCCCTCACGCTTAATTGGTTCTCTTTGATTGCTTGAACGAGATTGACAAATTCTTCGGCTGTCAGGTATTCATCTGACGGCACATTGTCCTCTCTTATCTGTTCTTGTGCTTCCGCATTGTTCTTCTTTAACAGAAGGTCGTCTATGTTTGTTGTTGCCATATATGGTTAATTTAATTCTATGCAAATTTGAATGGGAACTTGACGGGGAATTTGGATACTGCGGATGATACGCTGAATTGTCCCATCAACTGATTAGCGAGATAAATTCTATAACAAATAACTTTCTCCTTATCCCGTTCATTTCTCGCTACAAAATAGTATTGAAACTTCTTCTTCTCAATCGCCTTGAACTCATCTTGTGTAATCAGTTCTGCCGCTTGCACGTTAGGCAGTTTTACCCCTGCAATAGACAAGCCATTTTCGTTCAGCAAGTCGAGTGACACTTCCTTGCCATCCTCCGACTCTTCGGCTTTCATTCCCACTACATCCCTTTCTTTGTCAGCCGCCTTTCGGTTGCGTTCTTCCTCTCGCACTGCCGCCGTGATTGCAGAAGAATAGTTCGTTGTTATAGCGGAAATGATGTCGCCCAAGCGGACAGCGACTGCCAAGCCACTGCCATCAGACACAGGAATCAGCAATTCGTCTTGCGGATTGACACGTCCAGCGTCTTGTATCCTTGTTCCTATAATTGTTGCGTTACTCATTATCTTATCTTTATTTTCATTCCGTTATCGAAAAGCAAATCAGAGCCATCATCCCACTGCCAAAAACGAATGTCGATGGGAATCTTGCGTAGTATCTGATAGACGGTATTCCTCGTTTGGTCAGTGAAACCGCCACCTTCCTTGACGGAGAATCGTGCCATGTTGTAGCCCTCTTCTGTCTTTGAGCCTATGACTGTTATTTTACGCATCGTTATGTCAATTTACCACCAGTTGAAATCAGTTCCCAATAAATACATTCGTGGTCATCATACATACCCATCTTGCACTCAATGATAAACGTCCTGTAGTCGCCGTTGAACGCTGTGGAATGAAGAAGTTGCATTCTTTCTGTAATCTCCTGTTCATCTGTTATTCCTTGAAAATCCATTGTTGCGCTTCCGTCAAAACTTATAGATTTCCACATTAGCAATCTGTCACCTTCATTGCCACTTTGGAAATTCAAACTATTGTTGCCAGAATCGAGTATCCAGAACCTTTTGCCCACGCATTGTCGAAGCTCGCTAAGTGTTCCCGATACAGGATTTCCTCCTTCGTAACCTTTTATCCATTGTATCGAAGTGCCCGAACCATCCCATAGTGCAACTGGCAAAATTAAAGTATTGAAAGCACCTCTTTCTATAGATACATTCGCACCGCACTTTAACGGATTTAAGAAAAGGGACTGACTATTTGAATCAAAATAACCATAGTTTGTTCGATTATCTGTTTTAATTTCAGTTATCAAGTTATTGATAACACCCTCTACGGTAATGTTATGACAATAAAGGTCTTGCATCGTCACATTGCCGTTCTCCAACTTAAAGTAATTAGAGAATGCAGGGCTTCCGCTTTCGATAAAAATCTTGTCGGCGGTCAACGTGATATTAGAAACGCCTTCTTCTACGAATGCGGATATAATTGCACTAACCGTTTCGCCATCCTTGCCTGTTTCTTCTGCGAACACAGAAGCGAAGTTGGTTGTGGTGACAAGACCAGCCTTAGAAAAATTGAGAATCTCACCAGTCTTTGGGTCAAATGTTACGGAAGATGTGCCTACGTATAAACCATTAAGGTACGTTATCAGACCCGTCATACCGACTTCCGCCTCGGTTTTAAGTGCATCTTCCCCAATCCAATTTGTTACCACTTTCACACTTTCATCAACAGCTTCAATCTGCGAATACGCCTCATTAAACTTGCCTTCCGTGAAGTCCTTTATCAACCCGTTGATATGCTCATCTGTGGTCTTTTCCGTAATATCTGCAATCTTCTCATCTGCATAGTCCTTTGCATCTTGCAATGTATCTGTGCTTGACTTGTAACGCTTGAAGTCCTCATAAGCATCACGCCAAGCAGCCAATCGAACACCATAGGTAACAACTAAGGATTGAAGCCCGTCACGTGTATAGGCTATATCTCCTGCCTCTGTGTCCGTTTTGAGAAGGATGGGAGGTGTGAGGTTTTTAATGCTCGCCAATACCGTCATCAGCGTGGTCATTGCAGCAGTGTAGTTCGTGTAAGCGGTGGTCAATGCCGTTGACGGTGAAGTGATAGCTTGATACTTGTTCTTCTCTTGCACTGACTCTTGCGCGATGCGCTTGCCCATCTCGATAAACGTAGGCTTCTCGTTAGCCGAAATGATATTATCATCGAGAATAGTCTGCAAGTCTTTATGCTGAGCCAGCAGCCACGGGTCGGTAAATTCTTCAAAAGAATATACACCATCTGTCACGATGAAACGCCAAGTACGTCCATCTGCATTGATGACAACAGCATTGTTTGGTGATGTAGAGTAGCGTACCTTCTCTTCCTCTGTCCAAGTAATGTACGGCTCATTCTCCAATGTAGGTATTTCGTTGGTATCGAGTTCAAAGATGTGAAATTGTTCCTGGAACTCCTTTACATAGTCAATCACATCCTTTACTTCTTCATCATCGCCTGCAGTCTTAATGTGCAACTTATTGAGCGTCATTTCTACGTTAGAAGGAGAAATAAGCACACGAGGTTCTGGAAGTCTGAAGCTGTCAATCTTCTCCCACATACGGATAGAACGCCCTTGTCTTCCACCTCCGCTAATCATCGTAGCACCTTGACGCTGCTTGACAAATTCGTCATCGTCACCGCTCTGCCTCCTGTATCCCAGCTGCACGATAGGGTCGTCAGGCATTGGCGTTGTGTAAGCATCATTGTCCATCTTCAAGTCACCAGACAAGTCACAAACCGACTTAGACAAGTCGATATAATGGAACTCATCACCACTGCCAACACCAACCACCAAACGCCAATAGTAACGATTGGTAAAATCCTCTGTGATGCCTTTATCAATGTTGAAAATCTGACAATACGCTTGGTCGCCCACACGCCATTGATTGTACACCTTGCGTCCTTCTCCGTCCTTCGCTCGGAAATACACCCGATAGTATTCTTCTGTCTCCGCAACCTTGTCAGCCACGCAACTTGCATCTGTCAAAATTATCTGCCCCCCCACATGGTCAACTTCATCCACCTGTATGCTCTTCGCATACATCCGCTTGTTTACGGCAAGGTAATCCGTATCAATGTGCCAACCGCCATTAGCGAAGTATATTTTCGCACCCTTGACACCCTGCACATACTCGCTGTCTGTACCCTCCTTGCCGAAAGTCACATCTCCCAATATCTTGTTGCTACCACCCTTCAATGTCGCATTTCCACCGATAGATGCTTCTCCTTCCACAGTTGCCTTTCCCTCTACATTCATATCCCCCTTCACCCACGCCTCCGCCATAGACAGCACATGCAGCGTCTCGTCATCCACATCCTTTCTAAGGAAGTACTGGCGTAATTCATCCAAGTCCATGGCAGCAAGGAAACGTACAATATCATAGAACAGGCTACCCACACGGTTTGCCGTGTTAGCCTTATGCATGATTTCGTCACGTATGACGATAGCCCGTTGCAGCAGAGCCTCCCTTTCTGCAGTTGACAGTACAGCCATTATTCTTCCTCCTCTTCAAAAGCTTTATTACAATCCAGCTCCAAGAACAGCGAAGTGTTCCTCAGAGAGACAACATATCCATATAACGCGGCATCCTGAAGGTACACCCTTTCCATCTCCACATCCACCACACTAAAGCGGTTCAGCAATTTCACCGTCTTTCTGTCACGGATCATGCGCCGAAGGAAATCCTTCGCCACCTCCTTCATCTTTGCAAAAGTGGCACGTAATTCATTGGTATCACCCGTATCCTTCACGTGATCGACGAAAAGGATATTATAGATGTCCGTATCATAGGGTTGCGAATCGCTGCCAGAGAATACAGTGCCCGCTTCATCCAGTACCACACACGGGTAATGCATCCTCCTGTGGGAATAGGCGTTCTGCGCATCCTCCGAAAGGTCGCTGTAGTGGCATTCTGCATCGCTATGCTTGATAGCCTTATGCTTGGAAGCCAGCTGCTCGAAATACTCACTGAATGTCATCTTCTTTGACTTTTTTGTTCTTTAATCTTATGGTTGACCACACGGAGCACATCCATGCAGTGCAGGTGCTTATAGGTTTCAATTCGTGTAAGGTCATCTGCAACCAGCGTGTCGAAGATTTCCAGCCACGTATTGGAGATTTTCGTTTTACCGCCTTTTCCGTTCTCTTCACCGTCACCTTTCGGGAACAGATAGATGTAGGAACTGGAGAGCCACCCCTTGATAAGCGACCATTGCACCAGGATAGACTGGATTTCCAATTCTCCACACTTTTCCCAGCACTTCAGCCTCTCGTCCATGTCAAGCGAAAAGAAGTCCTCCCCTTCCTTCAGATAGCAGCAGCTGCACATTGACAGCAGGAACTTTCGTTCTTTGGTCTGCAGATACCATGTATGGAAGGTGTCTATCATCATGAACTGCTGGAACGACATGCCGTCAAGATTCGCCTCTGGTGCTTGCACCGTGAACGTCTTTCCCATGGCATCCCTGAGTGTCACCTGACGAAGGATGAACGACCGCATCTTTGCAGAATTCCTCGTGAAAGCAAGCAGGCTGTTCAGTACATAGAAATAGTACAAGTCAATCCCCTTCACGACATCTGCAGGGATACCAAAGTAATGGGCATAGAACTCTGTATCTTCCTCTAATTCGCAATATTTGCCGACAATGGCCAGGAACTGCCTTTCAGACAATTCCTGCCACGACTCAGGCACAAAGCTGTGCACTTTCTTCTTTCCGATGACAAAAGCAACCTCTCTCATAGCCACACCGTCTTTTTTCCGTCGTTATCTCTCTTGAACACATCCTCAGGTCTGCCAGTGAACATATCAGGAATATAAAAGCTCACGAAATTGGTCAAGGCTTGCTGCTGAAGCTCCGCATCCCTTTCAAAGACGGCAGCGTGTCTGATTGCCTCGTCCATGGGGAGCGGGTTCCTCACATCGTTGCCATCGCGTCCAGCCACGACAGACTCGAAATACAGTCCCCTGTCCGTCAGCGAACCTGTCTGCCGTATCAGCTCAGCCACAGCCTTGTTCACAATCACACGCCCCACACGGATGCGCAGTTCTTTGATGGTTGTCGTACCGATTGCTTCCTGATCATCCGCAACTTTGTCCATAAATGCGTCATACAGCCGCTGCCCAAGGAGAGAAGGCAAGAACGTCTGCTCCAACTTATTCAAGAGTGGCTGCAAGCGCAGGAAGATGATGGCAGAGTGGTTAATGAACACCACGTCATCCACTTCCTTAGTCGAGCGAACGACCCTTGCAGAAACAGCGACCTTGGCTGGAGCATCCTCCCAATCAGGGAAGGATGCGCTATTGGCGGCAAAGAAGGAGAGGAGACGGTCAAGTCCATTAAAGCCCTTGTTGCGATAGGATGCCTTCAGCGCATCTTCCTGATACTTGTATAGAGACTTGAAATTCTCCGTTTCCTGACGCTGATGTCCCTGGTCTGTCAGCCTGACGTTCAATTCGTCGAAGTCATACCACAGAGCCAGATTGATGAGCGCATTCTGGGCGAAGCGCAGCGCATCCCTCTCCACTGCTGAAGGGTTCTCCGACTCATAGATGTCTGTCAGTTGAGCACAGAGCGCGGGACCAAGCACCGGCTCCAAGAAGAAAGTCCAAGCTTGGAAGAGCGGGCCTTCCATCGTTTCGTATGATAGACCAGATGAAGCGTGTACGAAGTTAGCCACGCCATCAGCCCCGTTCCATTTTTCTTTCGAGAAAATCATATCAGCTTAGCGTTTTTTGAGTGCCAGCACCCGTATCGAGGGTGGTGAGCACGGTGTTACGGAATCTCAGATCCACATCATTGATGCCATTAGAGCGAAGCATCAGCTGCACAGGGTCGAGCAGGTTCTGGCGGTCAATCCATGCGTTAGCGATATTGACGAGGAAAGCCTCGCGGATGTTCGAGCCGCCTTGGTTGCCAGCATAAGTGCCGCCAGGCATACCAGCACCCAGCACATTCGGGTTCACCATCAGGGCGAAGAGAATCTCCGAGTTAGCAGCTGCTGAAGTCACAAGATTGTCGCCGCCCTTGTACTTGTTATCCAGAGCCGTAATCTTCCATTCCTCCTCAATCTTTCCGTTCGCCTCGTTGATGGCATAGTTGGTAAACAGAGGCTTCTCCGCATTCTCCACGCCACAAAGGTTCTGCTCTATTTTATCCATATCCCTCTGGATGTCCATCTTTCGTGCAGAGACATCTGAATAGGATGATTCAGGGTATTTCTTATCCCAGTAGGAATAAGGAATCTGCACATGCCATTTCCAAGTGATCTGATTCTTATAGGCACGTTTCAGGAATGTTGGAACCATGTGGGCGACATCCACCCATCCGAGCCTGTAAGCAGGAAGCCACACAGGTTCGCTATAGATGTCATTGTTGGACCAGGAATCACGGATGGCATAGACGAACGGCTTCTTGAACTTGCCAGCTGTCTTCAGCCATTCCGCATGCAGTTCCGGCGAATAGTCCATCAGCACATCCAGCACCCTCATCTCGCTGGGATGACGGTGCGGCTCGTGCCATTGAGGGGAGATGACGCACTGGCAAGCACCAAACTCATTCGGGAAGGTGAAGCGGAAATAGAGCGCATTCACCACGTTCAGCCCCACAATCTTGTCGCCCTTCGAGTTCGGCATCATCTCCACCGAAGAGCACCCCACCTTGAAGTAGTCACGGCTGGCCTTCTCGAGGAACCGACGCACCATGCGCGAATCGAGGACGTCACGAACCGCCTTGCTCTTCTCTGGCTTCAGGATTTCGTTGCCCTTCTCATCGTAGCCATCCACATGGCAGGCATAGATGCCCTGTCCGATAGTCAGCTGGCGGAGGAACTTCAGTCCCGTGTTCAGAACCGACGTAGAGGCGATGATTTCATCAGCCCGAAGAGGGAACATGTTGTTCCGCCCCCATCGAAGCACCTGGTAATCCCCCACCGTCTCACGATTCATGTAACTCACATCAAACGGTGCGAGGATGTCACGCTTCTTCAGACCGCCAGAGATGACCCCGTCATTGATGGAGTCTCCGAAGAACACGGTAGAGTTCAGCATCAGCGGTGTGCCATTGTTATTGAACAGTATCTCCATCGCTCGTTATTTTATTATAGACGACACGTCCGTTGTATTCCACAATATTGAAGATTCTCACGGGGTGTACGTGGTCCTCCGGCTGCCCTTTGCAGTCGCAGGGGGTGATGCCACGCACACGCCACTTCTTGTTGTCCATCCTGCCAGCGCCACCGATGGTGCACTGTGGAAAGAACCTGAGCTTACCACCCGGCTCCACATACTTGACCGCCACCACACGCCTCCTTCCGTCTGGGAGAGTGCGGATATCCATGTCGGCCAGCATTTCACTTCGTGTAATTTTTTCTTTCATGTCATTCAAATGTATCGTCAAACGTATCGTCAAATATCTCGTTCTCACGCACGGCAACACGGCTGAATCTCTCCTGCACTTTCTCGCTCACTCGATAGGTGATGTATACAGCCATTGGCTTTTCCTTGGGCTGCTCCACATCGAGGTCGATATCCGTCACCGTCACCATATCGACGAGTTGAGAGCCATCGACGAGGTACACCTCCTCGCTCCGGATGGCATCCTTCACCGAGTCATGCGTCTGCATATCGATGGAACCCGTGCAGATGGTGTGGGAAGTTGTCAGGTCGGTGCTCGTCTTTCGGTACCGACGGTTAATCCAAGAGAAGGAGGCATCCAATTCGCTGGTGCGCTTGTCAACGCCTGTCATCACGATCATCTCAGGAACCCCGAAAAGATTCTTGAAGAGGAACGCTGTCTTTTGGCGATTGTGCCCATGGTCGAACGTACACTTCATGTAGTCGATGGTGGTACCGTCGAGCAGCAGTTTGAACTCGATATAAATGAGTGCGTCAGCAGTCACTCCGCACAGGTTGGCGATATCTGCAGGGATGTACTGGTGGCAGCACGTCTTTCCCGTCGTCATGCCCGTGTTAGGCAATGTCAACGTGCGGTAGGCACTGGAGCCGTTAGCCTGGTAATAAGCCACTCCTGCCTGCAGCTGCTGTCCTCTGTAGATGTAGGAGAGGAAAAGCACCTGGTCTTCATGCACCGTCCGTTCACGGAACCTACCCAAAAAATATTTGTAAGAAGAGGGGAAAACCCCTGTACGGTTATTCGCCTGGTAGAACAGCTGGCTGCACTCATCAATCTTGCTTCCCTGCTGATAGAACTCCAGTTTCAGCGTAGCGAAAGAATCAATCTCCGTCCACTGCTGATTAGGGTTGAACAGTTCTTTCAACTTTCTCCCCTCCAGATATCCAGCCATGAGGTCAGCCAATCCCGAGATGACCAATTCACCTGCAGCATTAGGGTAGTAGCTTTCATTGAACGATGACACCTCTGCATTTTCAGCATTCAAGACGATGAATTTCACCACCGTCTCCAGCTGCTGGACGTTCCTCACTGTCACATCACCCATGTCCTGACAGAACACGCCACCTTCGACCAATCCCAAGAATGTCATTTCCCGAATATGTATTGCGCCCCAAAATGTGGAGACTTGTTATAGAAATCCCAACCACCAGACAGCATCCAGTGCTTCACCTTCACACTGCCTATCACTCCGTATGAGTCACGTTGCCCGAAGATGCCCACGCCGACATTGAACTTCGACCGCTTGACTGCCGTATAGGTGGGAATGCTCAGGTCGTAGGCAAACTGTCTGCCCCAGATGCGGTTCTCGAACACCGTGTCAGTCAGCGTGATGGTGCCATACTCCTTCAGCACAAGCGTGTCACGAAAAACATTTTGGGAGAAATACGCCTGAATGATGGCATCCGTATCGACAGGAGCCACCACCTTCACAGTTTCTGATTCCACCAGCGTCGGCTTCGACCGCCACAGCGTGTCCCTCACGTGCAGCGTGTCCACCTTCACCTCCGTGTCGAACATGGAGAGGCCATACTGATAGCCACCCACCCACACAAACAGGGCGATGACCACACCCATGCACACCTTCAAAAAGAACTGATCATACTCTTTCTGTGTCATATTTTATCATTTTATTTACTCTCCATTCACTTTATTGTCTTCGCCTTCACCCTTTCCGTTGGTTATCTCCACAGAGGTTTCCCCCTTCTGAAGCTTCAGGTCATACCCCAGTTCCACGGCTCTCATGCCGAAAGCCAAGGTTGGGAACGCCAGCAGCTCACCCACAGCCGTCAGTACGCTGCCGTCAATCACGCCCATGGGCGGCACGACGAACCCACCGATAATCAGCCCCACAGAGATGATGAAACAGACCACAAAAGTAACCACGCACAATCGGCAGTCCTTCTTTCTTTTCAGGTTGCTGCGACGTATCATTTGTTGAATCGTTGGCATATCATATCAATTTAGAATTGCTGATACAAAGATACAGAAACTTCACCCCAAAAGAGTGGGACACACAAACCGCCGACTATCTCACGACAGCCGGCGGTCAGTCAAAAAAAAATGTTACCTTACCATTTCAATCTTCAGCAGGGTGAAGTTCGTACAGAATCCAGTAGAAAGTTCCCTCCTTCGGAATCCCTTGAAACCCCATCTGCGTCATGCCCTGTGAGATGTCAGCCAGCGAAGGCTCACACATCTCGCGGAACATATACTGCAGTTCCCTGCTCGTTTTGTACTGCACAGCCTCTGAAGGGTTTTGCAGACCCTCACTGGTTGGGCTGTAAGTTCGCCTGACCAAATCCAAGAACACAGACTTGTCAGAACTTGAATTGTTTTCTTCTTTATTCATATATTCATTTTTCGGTTGGGATGAACGCCTTCAGATAGTTTCTGATGCCATTCAGCCGTTGCATTCTCAAAAAATCCCTCATAAAATTCTCCTCTCTGGGAGAGAGATCAACCACCATGAGCGAAACCATCTCGTCAAGGAAAGCGATATCGTCCTTGAGTCCCGTGCAGTTATCAGCCTGCAGTTCTGCAATGGTGTCAATCATGAATTGATCAATAGATACATCTGCCATAAACGTAACAAAATTAAGAATTAGTAGATTGTAGTAGCGAAATCAAACTGCATTCATCTCACGCTGCCCATCGTCTGAACACTCATGACTCACCTCCTTCCTCCATAATGCCACGGCTGCACACGGCGGCGAGGGCAAGGAACAGAACTGTGACGAGAACATCCCTCTGGACGGTGAACACCGCCAGCGTGAGGAAGAGGAAGGTGCACATGGCACAGAGCACCTGCAGGTGAGTCACTTGCTCACCTATGAGCGAGGAGCACAAAGAGTTGGTACTGCGGAGCCATCCGAAGATGTTCCGCTGCATGGCCACCTCATTCGTGAGGCGACCAGCATTGATTGTTGTTTGATTGGGTTTCATACCAAGGTTTGTTTTAGCATTATAGGCAGAGAAACGGCTGCCATTCCCCGTTCGCTAAAACAAACCTTGGTGATTCACTCCACTACAGAGCCAATAGTAAGGTGGGAAGGCAGCCGTCGTATCGATGATTCGATGGTGACATGCTTGTATGTCTTTCTTCGTCATTGCCTATACATATATAAATATGTGTAAGCCGAGGATTCCATCCTCTGGGGCGCGGGCACAAAAAAAGCCCTACGTTGTTCGTGGAGCACTTAACCGTGGCTCTCTTGACGCAGTGGTTCTACACCACCAAGTTTGTTTTAGCGGTACAAAGGTAAGGAGTTCTTCAGAACCAACCAAACAAAAAGGCAGAAAATTTCGTTTCTGCCTTAAAAAAGATTTATTATTGTTTCAAGGGCCATTCAAGAGGCTTCTCTACATGAAATTTGAAAATTGGACGTCCATTTTGATAAATAGGCACCTCTATTTTGATATCTGTAGCCTTCTTGCAGCGTTCTATGAAATCTCCTTTATTTCTAATAAAAACACAGTCAGAAGAAGCGTCCGCTGGTTCATTAAAGTAGTATTTAATGGGGTTCTCAGAATCAAAACGAACCAAAACATAGTTGTCGTCACGGTATTTATTACCATATATCTGCCCACTAGTCAAAGAAACCAGCACATCATCACCATACTTTTTCATATATCGAATTGTTATATAGCAATAAGAAGTACTATATGGAAAATCCAATTCGAAACTATTATCAGAAACCTGTTTGGCCCAATAATTTTTTGAGTCAGTCATCTCGTCTATTTTTTCCGTCACATTCCAAGCATTAGCATCTCCATCTCCAAGAATTTTGTCTTTTTCTAATTTCTTGTTTAATTCATGCATCATTGAATCTGCATAAAGTTCAGCTTCAACACTATATTTATCATCACCTTTTTCTGATGATTTTGTAACACAAGCCACAAAAAGACCTGCCACCAATAAGAACAGCAAAAATTTCTTCATAATAGAACCATTTTATTCCGTTATCCTCAACTTTCCTCGACCTGCTTTAATGAAAGCATCAACTGCCTCAAAGTCGAAATCCATTTCTAATGCTTCAAGATACTCACTATAAGCCTTCTTGATTTCCTCTCTTGACTTTTCGGTATAACTCTTTCCAGAAGATCCGAACGCCTCACCGAAAACAGAATGCTTACAAATATGACTCAACAGAATCCTTTTAGCCTCTTCCTTCTCTCCAGCAGAGATTAAGAGAGCGAATTTTTCCTCAAAGTCCACAAGAGGATTCATAGCCTCCCTCATGGCGGCCACATCCTTACAAAGCTGGAAGTACTTGATAATCATTATCAGTGAAACAACACCGCTGACAATGTACAAAAGAAGAAGAATAAAATCTAATATTCCCATAATGTTAAAAAATTTAGGTGTTTATAATGTTATGACGCTTTGGGAATACAAATATGAAGATGAATTTTGAATGAACAAAGAAAAAGGCAGAAATTTTCGTTTCTGCCTCACTTTTTAAAATAATAACATACGGAATTCGTTATATCAGATAAAAAAGCCTACCTTTGTGGCGAAGAAATAATCATGCTGGATTTACTGAGAGACATATTAGCTTTCACAGGAACATTCCTGGTGATATCATCTATGACCATTCTGGCCATACAAATCACAATGGGTATTTTCACCAGCAAACCTAAACTGAGCAGAAAGGAAAACTATATCATCTATTCCATCGGCATCATCGTAGCCTTGTCCTTGATTCCTTTCTACCATTTCCCCTCTTAATACTTCTCCCTTCCCTCATTCTTGGCATTGAGGATGTCGATGATGGGCTGCAGGTCTTCTGGTGCCTTGATTTTAAGGCTGTCAACAGCACGAGTTGCAGCCTCTACAAGTCCTTGGTCCGCTTTCCGATCAAGGAACTCACCTATGCTCTGAAGAATCCCATTTGTTGACATGTCGAAGTTCCATGTTTCCGTTTTTATTTTCACACCGCCTCCTGTAAGAAGAACCACAAAGAAACCAAACACCAGCATTTTCTTTACATTTTTATTTGAGAGTCTGAGCCATCCAGGAGATTCCATCTGTACTTTCATGGCAATCGGACCTCCTTCAGTGAATCCAGATGTCTCACAGAACTGGTCAACCAAAGAGCCCAGTGCTTTCAAATCGCAGAAATCCTCCAGCATCACTTCCCTGCGAGTCTTGATTTCAAGAACAAGGTGCATAGTTTCGTCCTTATAGTAGAAATCGTTCAGAAGACTGTCTATGTAGGGAGAATAGTCGTTCACGGTAGAAACGATATGACGGGAAGCGAACATCAATTGGAGCATAGGAGGAAGGGCTGCTCTACGAGTATAGATTTTCCAATCCACATAACGCCGCTTATAAAAGGGGCATCGTGTGCTATCGTTGACAATCACCACACGTTCTTCATATGGATCACTCCGCACAATACCTATCGCCACGTGAAATGAGCCTGTAGAGGGAATCATCACAACATCACCAGGTTTGATGTCTCGCACGAATCGAAGAAGCTGTCCTGAGGGGTGACCTGTGTTTGCAATATCTGGACAGCGATTGGTAATCAAAGCCTTCAGTTCTTCATGCGCAGCATTATGACTTTGCTGCTCTAAGGCTGAGATATCTTGCAGGGAGATTTCATTGTAGCCGATGGCAATGTAGCCGTTTCTGATGAAATCGCCATAAAAGGCTCCTCCCATAGTGCGCACCATCCAGTAGTTGCGCTCAACGTTTTGCTCCTTGATGCTTTCAATGAGTGCATCTATATCGTGAAATTCCATGTTTATACAAATGGAGAGTCCCTTATCAAGGTGTGTCCAAAGGTAAAGCAACCTCAACCCGATTGACTACGGGTTACACCTTGAGAAGGGACTCATATAGAGTTATGTACGTACTTTGTTTTTGGACAATACAAAGATATGGAGAAGTTTTGAACGGACAAAGAAAAAGGCAGAAATTTTCGTTTCTGCCTTCATTTTATATCTTTGTATATCCTTTTTCCTTCATTTTCATAAAACATCTATATGTCACCAATACATCCGCATCTGCACTATGCAACCCTCCGATGCTGACCGATGAGTCATCCCAAATGCCAACCTTGTTTTTTTGCGGATTCCACGTGGTTTTAAACATCTGGTCAATCGCTTTCTGAGTTAATTGAGCATGCACGGAAAACATATAAAACGCACACACCACAAATAATAAAATCTTTTTCATATGATAAAAATTCAGGTGTTTATAATGTTATGACGCTTTGGGAATACAAAATTGAAGATAAGTTTTGAATGAACAAAGAAAAAGTGCGAAAAATGGTGCGAAAAATTTAAAAAAAGCAAAAAAGTAATTTGTTTCAGTAAAAAAGCCTTACCTTTGTGGCGTACAACAAAGAAGAAGCAAGGTTTTGTTACAGAAAGGAGGTATACCATGTGCGTACTAAAAAGCATCAAGCATTCCATTATCTGTGGGGTTCAAACCCTTCGGGTGGCATCTCGTGGTGAATACCAATTTCAAACGGCAGAAGTGGCAAAAATGCATGAAGAGATATTCGGCACTCCTTCCAGTCTTGCCGATGACAAGCGCAACCTGTACGGGGATCGCCAGCGCATCAGCCACGACATCAGAACCAGTTTCAATAAAATTGTAGCAGGAGATGTCAAAGCAGCAGATTAACCACAAACAGACAAATGTGGCGACACAAGGCGGTGTCGGCCAGCAGGTGGAGGTTTCATACACCGTGAGCGACAGCACCCTTCCATCACCCCAAGAACTTGCAGACTACCAGCGCATCAATCCCAACATTGTGAAGTTTCTGATGGAAACGGCACAGAAGGAGCAACAGCATCGTCACAAGATGGAATCTGAAAAGATGAAAGTGGTGAAAAGCAACGAGAGCAGAGCCACAAGAATAAATCTATGGGGCATGTTCTTCGCCTTTCTAGCCCTTGTCACTCTGGTAGGACTTTCAGCCTTGGCACTCTATCTTGACAAGCCTTGGTTTGCGGGCATCTTCGGTTTCACAGCCGTCATCTCCATTGTCTCTGTATTCGTCAACGCAGGGAAAGCCAAATAGCATATACATAGCAATATAAAAAGTGTCACGGAATCCGTGGCACTTTTTTCGGAACCTAAAAGCCCCACATCGAGAGGATGCGGGGCCGCCACGTTTGGTTACGTCGTCAAACAATTAACTAAACAACGGCTATAAGTTCACGCCCGATTTTATGGATGCCATCAACGATGCGCTGGCGCTGCTGAGGACGTGGTTTTTTCACTCGGTTGGCATAGTGGCTAAGCTGGTGCTGGTTGATGCCAGATGCACGGCTAATAGAAGCGATGGAGGCATACGGCTCGATGGCGCGGAGAAGCGTTGCCGTATCGACGTAGTTCCATACAAATTCGTAGTCACCATCCACGAGCCACTGCGGAACCTCATCACCATCTTCCAGCATACCCTCCACATGGAACTGCAGCGTTTCCTTCGCTTCTGCTTGAAGCTGTTCGATAGAACTAGCAGTGAACACCACTGCTCCAGGCACGTTCTCGCCCATAGAGGCACCAAAATTATTTTTGCACCATTGTACATCTACTCTAATCTTTTCCATAATAATCTTGTGTTATATTGTTAGTAATCTTGTTTTGAGTTTGGAAAGGTAGGGTGGTTATTTCCACCCTGCCTGTTTCCAAATGCTGTTGAGAATGAACTGGCTTAATGTCTCGCTTAAGTGACCTCTTACTGTGACCTTGCCCGGTTTCGTTGGATGTTTGAACTGTCGGTGGTCTGTTGCCTTGGTCTTCAGTTGGTACCATCCATCTTCCTCCAGCAGTTTGATGACCTCTTTGACTTTGTAATTCTTCATATTGTTGTTTGTTTAATTGTTTGACGATACAAAGGTAGCAATTTTAATACTATTTACCAAACAAAATCAAAGAAAAGTATTAAAATAATTACTATTTTTTGTATATTACACCAAAAAGAAACAAAAACAATCCAAATTTGTACATTTAACACCGTTTGAAGCTGTGCGTTTTGCCGAGGAACAGAGCCATACGGATGTCGGCACCAGCACCCTGCAATTTGGCAATGAAAGCATTGGCAGTTCTGCAAGTGGTGCAGATATCATCGATGACCACAACACGTTTGCCGTTGAAGAACTCTTCATCAAGCATTACGTTATCATCGATGACTGCATCACGATGCAGATGCAGCTTCGTGCGTTTGCCGACAACCTGAATGTGCTCGAAGCCGTTCAGCGCGCCGCTCATCGAGCAGACGATGTCAGAGAACCGCTTGTATCGACGTGAATTTGTGCGGCTGCAGCTGGCAGGAACGCAAGCGATGACAGTGTTTGTCAAGTCGATGCAAGCGAGTGCGCTGACAACCTCGTGCGCTGCCCATGTGGCAGCATACTTACGACCATCCTTGAAGTCGAGGATGTGTCTGGAAACCTCTGACTGCTCAAAGGTTGCACGTTTCATATACCGTTTCGGCAGATAACTATGTAAAGCAAATTTGAGCATAAGGCAGTTTTTTTTAGGCTTGTGCCTGGTTTCATTTACAAAGCTGCCAGAAGGTGACAGGAAAGTCCCGTGCAAGGAATCCTTCCACTCGAACATGGAATACCCAGATTATGGCACAAAATCTGTGGAAGGCTGCCACGTGAAAGCGGAGAGATAGCGCAGCGGTACTTGTAAAGGAACGGCTGTACTTACCTTTGCGACGTAAAAGAAAACAGATGCAAGCCTAAGCTGCCGCAGCAGTCAGACCTATCTCCACGAAGTGGGGCTACTTTGCGAGTTTCGATGCCCCGAAACTCGCAAAGGGGTCTTCAAACATGAAATGTTAAAGAAACCCAATAAAAAACTAAAAAACTGAATGTCAAAAAAGTGACTGCCCCGAAGCAATCACTTTTTTGCATTGTCACGGAGTTGACCCTGACGCGCCCTAACCTCGCCCGCATTCTTTATCGCACCAAAAAAGGAAATATGAGTCCTACCCCCTCCCCCCGTCCTTTGCAGTTCTTTCCAATTCATTGCGGATTGGAAAGAAAATCGAGTCCTACAGTGCGAAGTGGTGCGGGAAACACAAAAACGGTGCGAGTCTCACGACTGGCACCGCCACAGTTTATTAACAATCTAATTTCCAAAATTATGCAGGAAAACATTATACTCTTGCAGAAACAAAGGAAGAGGTGTTGCGAAGCAAGTCCCCATACTTTGTCCACAATCTTTTGTCCACCACATCGCCGAAGTGCGTAGCCTCCTCAGGCAGCACCGAGTCGTTGCGCTCAGCGCGTTTATCCTTCTCAAACTTGCCGTCACGCTGTCTTACACGTGTATTGTTCATAGAAATGAGGATATACTTGCACTTGGAAGCATTGAAGCGCTTCAGTGGGAAACGCGGGTCCGTCTCTGCCAGGACCTGAGACCACAGCAGGAACTTGTCATGTTGCGGTGGCTCGATACCCCTGTGCGTGAACTGCTCCACTCTCCACCCATTCTTCTCCAGCCTTGAAATGGCTATCTGGTTGTATGTCTTGGTGGAATTGGCACGTCGAGCATCACCGTAACGGTCACGATAGAATCGCACGACCTTGCAGGGATGGAAGCGGTAATAGTGGCAGAACTTGTCGATGAGGGCATTGATAGGCGTGTCATCCTCATCATCACGCCGCACGAAAAACTCATTGATGGTGTTGTCAACGGTTCGCCCGATGACAGTCACCTTGTTAACAAAATCGTAATTGGAAGGTTGCGCCACCTCCATGAAAGAGGCTGCACTTCCCCAGTCGAAGCATATCTCCAGTGCAGCATTAGGATTGCAGTCGAGGTCATATCTGGAGTCCTGATTGGCGAGTTTCTTCCAGGAGAAGTCAGTATCTTCGGCAAAGTCACGGATGAACGAGTCATTCGTGGCGTTGTAGTATTTGTGCCGTTCATCAATCTTGTAGTAGCAGTTATCAACCCTATCGACGATGTAGTTCAGAATCTCGATCATGAACGACAACCGTTCCATCACCTTATACTGATTGACGATGTACTGCACTCCCACATAGGCGACATTATCAAAGATGGAAGCCAACGAGAACAATGTCCCGTCCTTGCTTACGAATGGAATGATGGTGCGTCGGAGCCTGATGCACTCATTCCATATTTCCCGGAACAGCGGCAAATCATTCTGCATTTTCGCATCGAGCAGCTGCAGATACAGCTTCACCACCTTATTCCACGTATCGAACAGTTGCACCCCACGTTCCTCCTCGTAGTATTTCGCAGGTTCAAGAAGCCATTTCTGTTCTGGCTCGTAAGGCATGGATGACAGGAACGTGTTGCCATGGTGCTTCCATAGCGGATGTTTCGAGAGTCTTCCGAACTTATCCTCATTACCTCTGTTTGTAGGAGCCACCTCCTGATCAAACTTTTCCTTGTCCAGCGTCAGTGCCTCGTCGGTGATGTTGTAGTCAGCCGACGGGCCACGTGAGTTGCCGTCCTGCGTGAGGATATACAGACAGTGGCCATTACTGAAGGTGATGCAGTGCTCATAAGATAGGATATGTTCGTAGGGTCTGTAGAAACCATCAGGCGGTGTACGGCAAACAACGTAATCGCCAGTTTTGCTTTGAGGGTCATAGCGTTTATATCCGAGAGTTTCAAGCATTTTGAACGTGGAGGGAAGCGTTTTCGTGAGTGCTTGCCCATAGGTAGCCTGCGCCAGTGTGGTCACGCCACGTGGCATCAACCGCACATTCTCATCGACCTCTGCCCCCACGATGTACGATTTACCAGTACCACGGCTCCAGATGATGTACTTATGCCGAGCACGAAGCATCTGAAACATCATCTGGGCGTGGTTGACAGAGATAGTTTCCTCGTAAAAGCTTTCCTCCATCTGCAATCAATATCTTTCCAGCACCAAGTAGTTCTTCCCGTTTCTTGATGCAGGGTTGAATTTAGTGTGACCTATCTCCCTGACAAGTTTCTCGCCATCCTCAGGCGTAAACTTCGGGGAAACGGTCAGCACCACCTTGTCTTTTGTGACCGTAATGGTCTCGATGCCCTTCTTGTCCATCAGGAACTTCACCAGAGCTTTGTTAGTTTTACGTAGAATTGCCATATATAATCAAGAATTAAAGATTTGTTCCGTCTGTTCATCCGTTTCCAGCACAGGAAGAAGCGACTCACCCACAAGTTGGATATCAGGTCCATCAAGTCCTCTCAACTTGTCGAGCGGTATCTTCACCTCCTGCCCTTCACCATTATTGATTTGAATGTAGAACACATTTTTTTCCATCCGTCGCGGGTCTTCCACCATAGCAGGTTTCTCGCCAATCATTTCGCGAAGCACCTTCTTTGCGGCATTCCAGTTCTTCAGGTCTCCCTTCAGCCTGCACTCGCGTATGAGTGCCAGTTGATCCTTCAGCATCCAAGTGAAAGACAAGTCCCAGTCGAACGTGTGTTCCGTCTTAAATAGTTCCTTGGCGTGAGCCACGTCTTTTCTGAGTTGCGTTTTCGACACGTTGTATTTCGCCTGCAGGAGTCTGATGACGTGCGCCTCGTCCGGATAATCATCGAGAAGCCTCGCCGCACTCACCACACGCTTGAACTCACCTTCCAAGGTGGAAGGAAGCGGATTTGCGTCTGGGTCGAGAATGTGTGCCAGAATTACATCTGACTTCACATCTGAAAGTGGAACGATACCTTTTGCCATGTCAGAATTTGTTCATGCTGTACAATTGTTTTTCGAGGAACCTTAACAGTTCCGACTGTGCAGGATTGCTGCCGTTCCTTGCAGCCTTGATAATATCTTCCCTTGTCTCCAGCATCTGCTGCATCATACCAGAGAGGAAAGCTTTCCTTGCCGGTGTGCCTGGAGTGCAGACTTCATCGACGAAATCCACCTCATCCACCTCCAAAGCGTTGGCAATCACACGTGTTGTCATGGTGCGGTAAGCCAGCTCCTTCACTCGGTCAAGTTGTTCCTTGGTTAAATTCATACTCCAGTATTTTTAGATCAAAGTTAAAAACCTCCTCGTCGGTGTGGATGATGCCACGCTCCAGCTTTGGGTTTCTGGTTGCATTTTGTGAACCTATCACGGTAATCTTCCACTCGTCATTATAGAGTAGCGCGACCTTGGCATGGATGGCACGGCACCTATAGCATTGCGGGAAACTACGAGCCAGAACGTCAAACGGCTTCGGTGACATGGACTTCACCCTATTGTCAATAATGAAACGTATGTCCAGAATCTCGCCGCTCTCCACCTTCCTGTGCAGCACGTTAACAGCGTCCTCCGCAATCGAATAGGATGTCAGCATCACATGGGCAGGTCCTGTCTGCCTGAGCAGGTAAATCACCAATTGTATGAGGTTGAAAGCCCCATCGCTATAGAAGTGCTTGGTGGTTCCTCGCTCAATCCGTCCGAGGCTTCGGGGATGAAGCAGCACATGGGCCACTTCATCCACCTTAGCGACATTATCGATATCAGCATATCTTATCCCCTCTGCCACCACATCTTTCGCCTCTTGCGCATCGATGTGATTGAGGTCACCCATGGAAAGGTCTATCATGCTTTCCGTGCTATCGCGTACTGCAGCGCCTCCACTTCCTTCTCCAGCTTAGCAATTTCTGTTTCGTATTTCACTCGTTTCGGGCAGTCAGGCAGCGGATTCGGTTTGTCAGCCTTGGTCTCCTGCTGGTACTCCAGCAAGTTCTTTTTACGAAGGATCTTGGTTTTGGCTGATTTAAGAAGTTTCTGGAGTTCTTCCTTGGATTGAGCGTCATACTCATCAGAAGTTTCATCCTTCTTGTCGGTTTCGGGGTCGTCTTCTTGCTCATTCAACAGGGCATCCAGTTCCTCATTTGAAATGACCTTCTTTGTGTCGATGTAATCCTTCACGACGGGATACAGCTTCTCCATTTGTGAAGTCCAGGAATCGATGGTGTCTGACAACTTCCGTCTTGCATCCACATGCTCATCGTCGTTTGTTTCAGGCACATTAGCCATTTCACGATGAGCCTTCTCGCGCATCCTATAGAGTTTAGCATACTGGATGATGGCTCTTGATGTGCCTGTAGGTGCTGCTGATGAGAGTTCGAAATGCACGGCAAGTTCGTCAATGGAGAGGTTCTTAGTTTCCTCCTGCTTCAGCACTTCCGGCTGCTTGCCATTAATCACTCCGAGGTCCGCGTCCGTATCCTCTGGATCTTTGCCGATGAATTGGATGTAGAGACGGATGTTTTCCTTCAGGTGCATACGAGCCGTATCCGACTCACCGATTGATTCAAGCCTACGCACCACTCCGGGTTTGAAACCCGACTTTTTCAGGATATCAAGACCTTCCTTGTAGTCCTGTTTTCCCTTCAGCCAGTCGGCAGCTGCTTGTCTGTACTGAGATGTCAACATATTACTGAAAATTAATCCATCGCAAAATTACAGCGAAAAAAGGTGCGAGAATAGGACAGATAGAAATTGCCCACAGAAATGAATCTGCGGGCAACCTTCCAATAAAATCTAATAATACTATGAGTAAGAAAATTTAAGTTCCTTGCTGTTGTGCAGCTACCAGAATGTTTTCCTTGTCGCCAGTGTAAACGAGGTTACGAGGACAAGCATACGTGAAGCGGAGCGGCACCCCGTTTCTGTCGGTCGGTACAGTACCAGTCGTAGATGCATCCGCAGCCACCTTCATCGCAGCATTGTTCTTGTCGCCCATCAAGAAGCTGACGCCATTCTTATCAGTTACGATGAAGAACAATTTACGTCCGCGTGTCGCATTTTGGAACCCGAGAATGAGTTGAGAGATCTTCGCTCGAATAATGTCCAGCTGATACAGGACAGACTCACCGCCGACCTCTCCCTGGTCTGTCATTGTTAACACGCCCGTCTGGTCTGTGAAACGAAGCTTGAAGGCACATTTGCCAGCCTTCATCACTACATCACCATTCCATGCTCCAGCTTCGCTCATGGACAAAGGAGCATTTTCAGTACCGGATGGAAGCTCAGGCCATGTTTCCACATCGTCCCAATATCCATAGATGACTTCATCGATGATGCCAGCGAGGTTGTCATACTCTTCGCATGCAACATTGGCATCGATATTGGCAAGATTAATACAATTTTTCATAATCGTCTTTTTTTAGAAATTAACCTTCACCGTTTGTATCATCGTTGCTACCTCCTTCACCTCCTGTATCATCGTTGCTACCTCCTTCACCTCCTGTATCATCGTTGCTACCTCCTTCACCTCCTGTATCATCGTTGCTACCTCCTTCACCTCCTGT